TTCATTACAAAAGAAAGCAACACCAGGACTTTTCTTTAAGGCAAACTTAAAACCAGTTGGTGCTAAAAAATTTCTATTGTCTATGGGGGTTGCCATTATAATATACTTTTAAGTATTTAGACAAAAAAAGAGGGGTGGTTAACCCTTCTTTCTCTTTACAACTTCATCTGGGAATGTAAGTCTTACTGGTTCATCTTCACCATCTACTTGAGCCATAGCATATACTTCAAGATCAAAATCATTTAAAGATTTTTTAGGAATCTTCTCAAAATATTCTTCTCCAAAGTGTTCTTTAATAGGAAGAAGAGCAGCATCTCTTATTGGATAAAATATTTCAGCAAGTGCATCCTCAAAGTTGTCCCTAGACTTATAAATCTTTCCAGACTGATTAGATTCTTTTTCATTATAAAGAAGAACCTTTGTTGTTCTAGGATCATTACTTTGTTCCTCTACACATAAAGACTTCATAAGTCTTCTTACAGCATCTGATATATGATAACTATTGCTACTAATTACATAATTTCTGTAAATTGTATTGGAAAGTGTATTTTCCTTATTATTTTCAAGCCATTCATTATCGTCAGAATTAATAAATGCATCGAAAGCATCTTTGTTATTGTTTATACAACCTACTGCGACAGATTTATTAGAATTTGGTGAATTGAGATTATTATAAACCCCATTTATAATTCTACTTTGAGTTGTTTTTTTCGTGTTAGGATAACGATCTTCTCCACCCATATACTTAAATATTTCTGCAATCACTTCTTTTGTAAAAGTTTTTTTAGAAACATTTAAAAACTCTTTCTCCTGTCTGCAAATTTTAGTAATAGCTCCAACAAATTGATGATCTTTAGAATCATCAGAAGTAGGACCATAAACATTCCCCCACATAGATGCCATCATTTGAATAGATGAATCAGAAAATCTGTTAATGATCCCACCAAGTTTAGATTTTACTCTTACATATTCTGCAGTTGGTACTTGAGAAATATTTCTACATTCTTTAGATAACTCTTCAAGAATATAAAAAGTATGCCGTCTATCAAAGATTTGATTTTCTCCATTAACAAAGATGAAAGGAAAGGGCCAGGATGTTCTATCCCAACCATATTGAAGAGATCCTCTTAATCCTACTAATTTACTTTTTTCTAAACCATCAAGATAATGACGAGTTTTATTATTAACAGTTACACCTCTAACCATATTATCTTTAATGACTGATAAATCACTTAATGGTTTCATACATAACCCATTCTCTTTCAATTTAAGAAAAGGAAATCCAATATAGATGTCGTCTTCCCAATTAATAACAAGATCATCAATAGACCAATCAGTATCCAAAGGCAATTTTTTTGCCATAGTTTTTTCTCCGTTTAATAAGTGGATATACTTGAAATAATCTGTACTAAGACAAATCAAATTTTGTATAGACAAATCATATACGATAATTCTACTCTTGTCAACACGCCTGGTCAAATTGTAACAAAACAAAAAAAAGACCCCTGAAAGGGGTCTTTCTTGAAAAAGGAATATTTCCTTTCTTCTTACATGAGGTTCTTAACAGCAACACGTCTGTAATAACGGTTTGCATTAGTTGTAAGAGCACCAAGTCCTTGTGTAAGTCCTTGAGCAAATGGGTTAGCAACCATACCATAACGAGTCTTAAACCCGATTTTTGGTTGGAAGGAATTCTCACCCACCGCACGAACCATCTGTAGTGGAACGTAAGGGCAATAGAACAGACCTGCATCATAAGGTGAAGTACCTTTGTAACCAACAACGTAGTACTGGTTACCACCTGTTGGAGCAGATGAAGGAACACCAGTTGTTAAGTTAGCAGCATATGGGTCGATGTATACTCTGTACTTACCTTGTAATGTACCAGCAAATGTATTACCAGTGTCATTAACGTTAAGGTTAGCATTAAGAGCAGGAGTGTAGTCAAGTACACCAGCCATTGTTAGAGCAGATGCTACGTCTGCGGAACAAAGGATGATGTTACCCTTTCCACGACGAGTTCTCTGTGCAATAGCATTAGCATCTCTTTCAATCTGAAAGATAAGTCCTTTGAACTTCTCAACAGACCATCTTCCGTTTGAGTCGATGTCTAAGTCGAAGATACCAGCAGTTGCGGTATTCTGAATAGCACCCTGTTCAGCAACCTTGTAGATAGTACGGATAACTTCTCTGTTAATTTCAGCAAGTATCTCAGTACTAAGGATGTTAGCAAGTTCTGCCTCTGCATTAAGACCGTGAATTGCTTTCAAGTCCTGAGCAAGCTCTAGTGAGTACTCAGCCTTGAGGGCTCTTGACTTAGCAGTAACAGTGACCTTCTCGATTGAGAATGCCATCTGGTTGAACTGTGTGGAAGCTGCTGTGCCACCTAGGCTTTCAGCAGTACCTGTGTTCATACCTTGACCAACGTTGTAGTCAGTCTCAGTAGCAGAACCAGTTGGGTTCAATACAGCAGGGTTAGAACCACTTTGTGAAGTAGTACCCATACCAGCGGCTGCATCAGAGAAGTCTGTTGCACCCAAACCAGCGTTCTGTCCAGAGAATGCTGAATCTACTTCATCGTAGAATGTCTCGTCACCACTCTGAGAAGAGTAACGTGATCTCATTGCAAAGATCAGTCCAGTAGGACCAGACATTGGTTGAACACCAGCAACGTCATATGCCACCAAGTTAGGCATAGCACGACGGATTAAGCTGATGAGAACTGGGTCGAAACCAGCAACAGGACCAGCAGCAGCTGCACCACTACTGAAACCAGCAGCGTTAACGTTAGAGTTAGTACTGTTTGTTGGTTGCTCAGTTAGCATTGAAGTGCCAGTTTCAAAGGCACTTTGCTCTCTTAAAAATCTTTCTTGGTTTTCTAGCAGGACAGCAGTTACAGAACGCTTATGTGCGTCTTGGATCTTCTCTGAACCTTCATGGTCGAGGAGAGGAGCCCACTTTTCCTGCAATTGTTCTGATTGGAACATTTGCGTTAATTAATTGTGTTTACGTTTGATTTAATGTTAAATTCAGTTACTTGCTAACCATCGACATTGATTTTAGGTATGCAGCCATTGACGCTGAATGAGATTCAGGTGCGGCTTCCATTCCCTCTGAGAGTGTCTCGGTTTTAGCAGTAGTTGGTGCTTTTGCTGTAGGGAAATAAGATTCCTTAAGTGTTACCAACTTTTCACGATATTCTGTCTCACTTTCAAACTCTACACTTTCAGAAAGTGAAGCAAGTTTTTCCTTCTGGGTGTCTGCAAGACCCTCAGAAACGGAATCGAAAATGCTATCTGCTGTTGCCCCCGCTAGGCGTTGGTTAAGCGAAACATTTTTCTCAATTTGCTCATTGAGTTTTGTTTCCATATCATCTAGTTTTTCTACCATACTCTCAAGTACATCATATTTTTCTTCAGGGATTGATACATAATGTTCTTCAAAAAGACCTTTTAGTCCAGTCATGAAGGACTCAGTGAGTTCTTCTTTAAGACCAGTTTCTACTGCAAGTTGATTCTCAGCGAACCACTCATCAGCAACATACTCAAGGTAGGAATCAACACGCTCATTAAGAGCACCTTTGATTTCTTCGACTTCTTCAAGGAGTTTCTTGTCGTAATCTGCTACGAGAACTTCCTGAATCTGTGATACTTTACCGTTGATCGCAGCTTCTAGGATTGTTTTTGCTTTTTCCTTGAAATCTTCAGATAGTTCTTCACCTTCTATAAGAGCTTGAACATCTTCTTCGATGTCAATTTCTGTAAATTCAGGTGCTTCGGCAACTACTTCTTCCTCAGTTGTTTCTTCTTCTGAAACCACTTCGTTGGTAGCAACTTCTTCTTCTGAAACAACTTCATCAGTTGCTTCTACTTCTTCTGGCACTTTAACAGGAGTAGCACTGGTTCCTGCTGCTTCTGCAGGTGCTGCACCTTTATTAACTACATCCCTAACTTGCTTTAAAGTTCCACCAGCTTCTTTTAGCTTGGCAGAATCATTAGTTGGACTGTAGTTATCAGGAGTAGGTCCACCCAAATCTTCTACTTGTGCCTGATTACCAGGTGTAGATACATTAGAAGCATTGCTTCCTGCTTTGGGTAGGGTTTGGGCAGGTGCTGCGTTAGCGTTAACGGCAGTTTTAGAGACCTGTGTGCCTACTTCCATTTCCTGTAAATTTGTGCCACTAGACATTTGAAGTTTCTCCGATTTACTATCTTAAAAGTTAAAATCTATATTTATTTATAAAGTTTTTGTTTACAATGAGTTAATAAACTCATTAAACAAATTTAATTTATTCTCTTCGAGAGATTTTTGTGATACAAGTGTATCAACTCTCTTTTTCATTTCTTCTGCTTTTCTTTCACGAAGGATAGTACCTTCCCATACCCATTCCTTACCTTCCATGATACCTTCGACGAAAGCATCAGGTGCAGAAGGATCTGCAACAATGTCAGCAGCAGTTGCTAACATGAAGTCATCACTTACAACATTGAATCCTTCTTTGGTTGGTTTCAATGAACCAATACCACGAGAGGATACGCCAAGTTTTACACCCTCACTTAAAAGTGATGATGCAATCTTACCCATTGGTGTAGACTCAAGAATTTTTGCCTTACCAATAAAGTTAGATCCCGATTCTCTCAAAGACATAATCTTATGAGAAACTCTGTCGAGATTCACCGTTGGACTATCGGGGTGACCCAATTCTCCAACTGCTCTTCCCTGAGAAACTTGTTCTTTAATGTATCTGCCCACTTCTTTTTGAAGTGTTTCCATTGGATACATACGACCATTACGGTTCTTTATGTTTCCTTGAAGGAAAACTCCCTCAATATACAAAGACTTCTTACCGTTTCTTGATTCAGTAAGAATTTTAATGTCTTCGATTTCTTCTCTAATGAGTTTCATCGGGAATCAACCTCCAGTAATTTGAACTTGTTGAGCATAAACAGCACCTTCCACACCACCAGTATATGCACTCATCTTAAATGCACTTCTTGCTATCAAGGTATTACCTGTTGCCAATGCTGTTTTTATTCCAGCAGTTTGACCATTTTGAGTAACAAGATCACCAGTAACAGTTATCTTATCATTAAATCCATTTCCAGAAATGCCAGTATTAACTCGATGAACCTGAACACTTGATACATAAAGATTGGTCAAGTTCCAATAAGTTTGAGCATCAGTTGAATTTGGTCCCGCATTAACAGATAATCCTATTAAACTACCTGCCTTCAACTGGTTACCATAACCTTCTGGGACAGTAAGAGTTGTTATTCCAGTAACACCGTCACCTGCTGATGGAATAGTAGCTGCACTGATAGTTTGAGAAATAGGTTGACCTATTGTTATTATTTCTGGTTGTTGATTAGTAATAACAGTATCAGTGACAACAGCCGTTGGTAATGTACCAATAGCGACATGTGCTGTTCCAACTCCTGTAAGTACTCTAAGATATGGTGTCTTTTGAGCAATACATGGTGAAAGAGTAGCAGTGGATGCTGCGTTTATATTAAAACCAGTTCCTACTCCGATAAATGCCATTATAGATAAAAGTTCATTGTCTTATTTATTTATAATTACTCTTCGGCTGGTGATTCTTGTGTATCTGCTTGTGCAGCAACCTCTCCACTAATATGTGCAGCAGCATCTTCTACCGCAGCAGCAGCTTCATCATCTCCAAAAGTATTAGATGCTACATCAGGACGAAAGTTATCTACTCTGTCAGATGATTTAGCAAAAAGCATATCTTTAATTTTATCACTAATCGTCGCAGGGGACTCATCAGCAATAATCATATCCATTAATTCTGACTGCACATCTTGTGCAATTTCAGATGAATTCAATTCAGTTTCAGTATCAGGCATTGTAATTTGTGAGTAATCGTTAATATTTATGTATCACTACCACTAGGGGTAGTATCATCGCTTATTTCTTCCACTTCATGATGTGTGAAGTTGTAATCAGAGATCATAGAAAATAATTTTCTTTTATACCAATTAAGGAATTCCATCTCTTCTGGTGGTCTACCAGCATTATATTTTTCCCAAATAGATTGATAATGGGATAAGGAACTATAAATCATTCTTACTTCTCTTATATTCATCCGATGTTCAGCCCACCATTCTAAATCATCCTCTTCTTTACAAAAGTCGTAATCGTCTTTCTTCCCCCCGATAGACACTAGATCTCCCCACCACGAGGTTTAACTATGTCTGCTTCTTGCTCCATTGCATCTGCATTAACATCTGCCCCACGTAAATTAACATCTGGTTCCATTACTGGTTGACCTAAATCCATACCTGCTGGCATTGGTTGTCCAGTTGCAGGATCAATCATCATTTCGTCAGGATCAGGAATAATACCATCCTTTATTTCCTGCTTCATAAGTTTATCCTGTTCAATAATCTCTTCATCAGTTTGACGAAGGATCTTACGTCTTAAATAATCTTGTGAAAAATACTTTCCGAGG